ATGTCTTTGAGCCTTTGCAAGAGGACTTTCAAAATCCATTGTTAATCCAAATCCTGAATTAAATGCTTCTTTCAATTCTTCAGGAGGTTCAGGTAATATACCACCTCTACGTTGAAGTATTCTAAACACTCTAATAGCTAAAGGTTTAAGAGCATCTTTTTCTAAGCTACCCTGCCAAGGTGACATTAATTTTAATTGAAGCAATTGTTCTTGCATAGCTTGATAAGTATTATCTTTATCAGTTTGTTCAATTAAGTCAATCATCAAACCTTGACGTACTTGTTCACGTGCATCTTTAATAGTTTCTATATTTATTTCAAAGTTACCAATAGTATGCATTGGTTCTGCTACACGTTGAGCATCCATTTCATGATAGTTTAATGCAGCAGGTTTCATAGATAAAGGATTGATATAAGTATCAATCGGTACATTCATAGCAGGATGTAATGCTAAATCTCCTGCATTTAACTTTTGTTTAGCAAGTTTATTTAAAGATTTAATTGTATGTCGTAAATTCATAGCAGGAGAAAAACCATAAGTATATCCTGCCGGTACATTTATACGACCTATACAATATGGAAATTCTTCATATCCTGATTCTAAAATTAATTTTCTACTTTGATAATCTAACCAATAAGATGCTATTGGCATATTTAACTTATCTTTTGATTTAGGGTCATATACTTGACGTGGCAATACAGCATGAACAAATACTCTTTCTTTAAGAGGATTGTTTGTAACATCATTAAGTATTTGTGGCCCTACAGCATTACCAAACATTTGAACAGCTTGTTCATTAGTAAGAATAACGGTACGATAAACTTCTCCAATGCCCCCATATACATTATTTAAAACAAAAATATCTTTTGCTGAAACAGGTTGTATATTTAAAACTTGTTCTGAAAAATCTTCTAATACTAAAAATCCTGAAATAGAATAAGCAATTAATTCCTGACAAAAACCGTGATAAGGACTTGATATATGTTCATTAATATAAGAACAAGTAATTTTAGAAATAGTTTCTAAATAATTCTTAATATCATAACTTTGCATTAAGGAATTAATAGTCATGTTTTCAGGTGGTTTCTTCTTTGTATTAGGCAAAGTAGTTAATTTAAAATTAAACCATTGTGTTGCCGGATTAGCAGTATATGAATATAAAGCGGAAGCAGCTTTAGTTAAAGCATTAGTTGCCGTATCATCATATATTTCTACATGCCTATCATATAACGATATAGCACCAGTATTAGGTGCTATATCATAAAAGCCACCACGGTACGGAAGCACATAGCTTGATACCTCCTGCCAAATTTGAAGATAAGATTCTCTTTTATTTTTAGCTTCATTAAAGCGTTTAAAAAGCTGTCTAGCTTTTTCATCTTGCTCTAACATCTTTGCTAATTCTTTTTGGTTACGAGGAGGTTTATTAAACATATCATTTTTTTGCTGAAAGGCAAATTGTTTAGGCTGCCTTTCCATTTGCAATTTAGTTATGTCATCTGCCATTTTATTATCCTAATGTTGTGTTTTGTTGGTCGCCACCAAGCAAAGTTCCTATTACAGAAGGAGTACCCCCTGCTGTTAACAAAGAATATCCTGTACCAGTTTGTCCCGTTGTAAAATCGGTAGCCTGATTAAAATTATTAGAATAAGCCATATTAGCACTTCTACGAGAACCTGCTGCATTAGATTGTGCTGCTTTTTTCTTAGCTTCTTCTTTTGCTTTTTGTTCATTATACTGTCTTTGTTGTTCTGCTAATTGCATCATAGCTATCATATTAGCCATTTTAGCATGTTTTGAACCGCCACCCATAATTTTCTCCTTATGTATAATCTGTCAATTTTGCTGTATTTCCTGATAAGATACTAAAGTTTCCGGTAGGATTAGTTCTATAATCTTTTGTAAATAATAAACTATTAGTTCCGTTACCGTATAAGCTTTCACCAAAAGAATTAGCTGAAGAATAAGCGCTCCATGCATCTTCTTTAAGTTGAGCTTCTTTTTTATCTTGCTTTTCTTTTTGTTCCTGATAAGTTTGTTGTTGAAACAATAAAGATTGGTGTTGTATTTCATTAGCTTGCTTTGCTGTTTTAGCACCCATACCTGCTGTAATTAAAGATAAACCACCTTGAAGAACACCTTGTGTCATTATTTTTCCTGCATTATTTTTAATAGCTGAACCAGTATTTATTAATCCTGTTTTTAAAGCACCCGATATTTTTTCTCCTGTACTTAAAGATACATATTGAGGTTTAGGAGTTAATCCTCCAACGGAAGGTAGTTGTCCAGAATATCCTACTTGTTTCATACCTTTTGGTACTGGAGCATTTGCATTTCCTGCATTAGCCATTGCCGCTTTTCCGGCAGTTGTACTACCTGCTTTAGCAGCGCCAACCATTTGTCCTGCTGCTCCTGTAACAGCACCTGTTGCAGCACCTTCTGCTGCACCTTTTGCTGCTGCTTCAGTTATATCTCCTATATCTCCTCCTTGCAAAGCTGTCATACCACCTTGTATAAGTCCTCCAGTAGCTGCACCTTTAGCCATGCTCTTTCCTACACCTTTAGCAAAATTTCCTGCTTGTTTAGCAAAATTTAATAAAGATGTTTTAATAGAGCCTGTAGTAGCTCCGCTTGTTCCTCCCACTGAAGCACCTGTTGTTGTACCTGCTGTAGTTCCTGTTGCTGCTGTGGCACTAGTTGCACCTGTAGCACCAGTTGCACCTGTAGCTGCACTTCCTATTCCGGCTGCTCCTCCGGTTACTACTCCACTTGATGCACCTGTTGCTGCAGTAGCACCTGTTGCTCCTATTGCGCTAGTTCCTGCTGTTGTACCTGCTGTAGTAGCTGCGGTAGCTGCAGTTGTAGCTGTCGTTGCTGCAGTTGTAGCTGTCGTTGCTGCGGTAGCTGCTGTACCGGCTGCTGTACCGGCTGCTGCCCCTGCTCCTGTAGCTGCCCCTGCTCCTCCGATACCTGCCATTATACCACCTACAGCACTTGCTATTGCACTACCAATAATCGCCATATTTAAATTCCTTTTAGATATCTATACTATATTTTCATAATAAACTATAACAAAAGCTAATGCAAGTATCTTAAAATTTAAATACATCATAATCTAATTTTGCATATTGTGCTTGGCTATTTTTTAATTTATCTTTTGACCGTTTTCCTATTTTTGATTTCATCCTACGAAGTTCTGCCATTTCTAATTTAATAGCACGTTCTCGTAAAGGATTATAGTTATGGTCTGCTTCCGGTAATAATTGTGATACAGTGGCAGCACGATTATCTATGAAAGCTATAATAGCCTGACATAAATAACGAAATGCATCGGCACCATGAGATGACCAATCGTGACAAGGTGTGTCTTTAAATTGCTGGTTTTTTTCATCCCAATCTTTATGGTATTCTTTTAATGCTCTGATACCTTGTAAACAACGAGAACCATCAAACGTGACTTTTAACAACATTCTACGAACAAGGTCAATACCTTCTGATACATCTGTTTTAGGAATTGCACGGAAAGTGACACCATATTTCTTTGCTACTGATTTACGGGTTACACCTGTAGCAACGTCACGAGTTGTTATATCATGTGGACCAAATTGTCGCTGCGCAAATATATATTCTTTATGATGACCAAACTGCAAAATAGCTTTGCTTATTTCATGGTCCTCCCATCCAAATTCTTCTCGTAATGGTTTGAAATCAGCACGCATTAAGCAGCAACATTCAGCTAATGATTTTTCTGCAAACTCATTATATTCAATTACATTTACTTTAGAATTAGTTTGGTCATATTGAAAATACCAGATAGCCATAGAATCGGAAATACCTAAATCCCACGCAGTATAGACAGGTTGTTTTGGGTCCCACAATTTTTTATTTGGCATCGAACGACCTTCTGATTCTAATTTACGCATAGCTTGGCCATAATATGAACCAACAAGACCTGCTTCAAATGAACAATAATATTCTTGTTGAATACGTTCTTCAGGGACATTTAAATCACGTTGTTCTTGAATAGCTTCAGGTGGTATAACAGGAACAAGGATGCGCTGTCCATGCTCATCTAAAATAGGATTTCCTTTAATATCAGTTAAAGTTTTTTGTGTATCATCTACGGTAAGTACTTGAACAAAATAATTTGCTCCATTTTTTTTTGCATTAACCATAGATTTAAATAAATCAAATGCATGATTACGTCCACGAGGAGTTGTAATGAAGCATGCCCATCCGTCATTTTCATTTAGAATTGGTGATAAATAATCCCAAATAGCAGGTTTCATAAGTGCAAATTCTGAAAAATTAATTCCAACAGGGTTCGCCCCAACCAGTGAATCAAATCTATCAGCACCCACCAATTGAATCAGCGAGCCATTCTTCAACCTGATAGACATGTCGTCATCTCTCTTTGACTTTATCAAAGGAGGAGGTATAAAATCAAGGAAAGGTATGCCGTCTTTTGTGCTACCAGTCCAAATGATTTTCCTCGCCTGATTCAACAGTGGGAGAACATGCCAGTATGTTCCAACACGTTTTTGTGATTCTTTAATTAAATTATTCCATGCTAACAAATCCTTTCCGGTACGTCTGTGAGCAAGTAAGAATGCTCTTTGCCTAGAAGGAGTTTTGTCAAAATAACGCAGAAAAGGGTACTGATATTCCCTGGGCGTAAATTTATATGGCAGTTGAATCGTTTCTTCTATCTCTGCCATTTTCAAAATCTTTCATAAAATCAAATTGTAATTGAACATATTGAGGTTGTTTATCAGAAATATCTTCTAATTTATCAATAAGTTCCTTTGATACTTTAAATTTACTAGCACTTGTACAAAAAACCATAAAAATTACCTCCCCTTAATTTCTTTTGGTAGTACTTACTTACCTTTTTTCTTACCTTTGCATGTCATAATTATTTCCCCTTTTTCTTGGATTTCATAGTAGTTGTCTTTGCAGGAGCTTTTGGTTTAGTAGTTTTCGGTTTTGGTGATGAATATTTAACAACATTGAGTCGTTTTACAGGAATTTGTTCATCAAATTCGTCAAAGCTATCAAACGGTTCTTTCATATTTCATTTCCTCCTATATATCAGATTAAATCATCTGCTTGGCCTTTGTCAAGTGTATCCTTAATAATGGTTGCTCCTTCTTTTTTCTTATAAAATTCTACCATTTTTTGTTCTTGTTCTTTAATTTCCCTGCGTCTTGCTTCTTCTTCGTCAGTTGTGATACGTTTTACAGCGCCAGTATCATCAACATCAAGCACAACTCCTACGTCTTTTTTAAATCCAAGGTCTGTTTCGTTAATATTTGCAAAAGATGTGATAGAAATATTATTTATTTGTTGATGTTTGCTATTATCAGTAGATTTTTTATTATATTGCTCTGGTACTTTGGCTTTTGCAAGCTCAACAAGTAATTTATCGTTCTTAATCTTATAGTTACCCATGTGTTCACCTTTATAAAATTGGGGTGTATCAGTACCTTCTAGTGCTCTTTCTATAACAGTACCATCAACTTTATCTTTAAACAAAGCTTTAGATACCTCAATTGCTTCACCAAATTCCGGAAATTGTTGACAATAAAGCATAATAGTAGAAGCTTTAGACTTAATTTCCGGATTATGTTTTAATGCTCCTGATATAGTGCCCCATATTTCAATTCCGTCTAATATTTTATCTTTTTCTTCAATTAATGTTCTTTTTTGTGAAGGCGTCAAGGTGTAGCGGTGCTGCAGAGCAAGCTGCATTTCAGACTTTTTCTTCTGTAACATAGCTTCTGTAATAGTAATTTCTTCCTGAATATTATCCATATTCTTTTTCCTCCTTAACAGTTCGTTACTTTGTTCTTGAATTTCTTTTCTAAGTTCGTTATTTTGCTTAACAGGGTCTAGCAAGTCTATATTAAACTTCCCGGCCATCATCCTTGCTAGGGATATTCTGAAAACATAATCTTCTGATACTTTTTTAAGGTGCTGAGCATCTTTTCTTAGCTCATCATAAGCTTTATAAATTTCTAACATGTCAGCAGTGACTACTTTTAGCCATTCTTTAAATTGTGCAGCGTCTGACATAAACTGCAAATGGGCTTCTCGCAAATCATTATTATCATGAACTTCTCTATAATAAAAATTATCATAGCGCTGTTGAACATCTAACAGTTGATTAACCAGAAACTCCGGGGTAAGTTTCCGCATTGTTACTGTTTGAACAGGAAAAGTTACTCGTTTAAATGTTTCAATTTCCTTAACCATGCCCTTATCATAACAGTAGTCGACAATTTTTTCAAGGTGATAGTAAAGTCCCTTCTGGGACAAGGTTTAACAGGTAATTCCTATCTAATGTCCAACATACGATTATTCCATGGACCCGAGGTTTAGGATGAAAAAATTTTGGAGAAGTCTAAAACTCAAGTATAGCTTGAAAAAAGAAAACCTATCATAAAAATGAAGAATTGTCAAATAAGGACGGTAGCGACAACTTTGATTAAGAAAAATAAGATTATTCCATTCTATCTGTTCTTAGAGAAGGGTTTAGGATAGTTTGCATAAAAACTCATCGATTTTGAAAAATTGAAAAATTAAAAATCGCCAGAAAAGATAGTTTTTATGTATTCGGTATTCAAACGCAAGCTATACTTGACCTGGTAGGTATAAGTCCTTTTGGCTTCAATGTTGGACATGTAAGATAGGCTTGTAGCAAGGATTTTAGTACTGAAAAAATGTCCATCATAATCGGTATGAAAATACAACCCTCTCTTAGACTGAATTAGATACCTCTATTTTTTTTGCATAAGATTTTGAGAGGTATCAAAGCCAGACAGGGATTGAAATAGATACTATAATGATTGACATTAAATATATAAAAAATATATCAAATGATATACAATATTACGGATTGTAACAATTTAAAATGATTGTAAATTTTTATTAAGCAAAAATGGATAATAAAACACCTTATGTTGGACATTTAGTGTAGATACGAAGTAGTGATAAAATATTATTTTGCTTGGTTTTTAGGGTGAAAAATTGTAATGGTGTCTGTGTGGTTTAGCTCTTTTTTGGCCCCCACCTACCCCCTAGGGCGATTGACCCCTTGCCACTCTCTCATCTTGCCACATCAGCCGACCAGGAAAAGCTTTTCACCTTGAGAACTCGGGACGTTCCCACTATGGCTGTCCCCCACCTCGACCCTCTTGTCGCTCGCTTCGCTCGCTATCTTTTTGCCGCCGTATCACCTTGCCACATTAACACATTGATACATTATCGACGGCGGCAAGTTGTCATCTCGTCCTATTGATAATTTGCCACCGTATCAATGTGACGTGTTATCATCACTAGCATCGTAACACGGTGTCAAATTATCTCATTGAATGTGGGAACACATTGACGATGTGTTAGAGTGACGTGGTGTTACAGTGTCACGTTGTCTGTATTGCAGTCGTGACGGTGCGTCACGGTATCACCCCACCACCTTAACAAGTAATTCAAATGCACACCACTAATTCTCTAGCATTATATCCAATCATCTTCTTATTATATTCAATCTCCATCATTGTTTCTCATTACACAGTATCACATTATCTCCTACATCTTCATACAGCATTATCACCCTGACACCTTATCACATTAACACTATTTCGTATCATATATTCATTCTATTTTATCAGGGCGCCTTATCCACGCAAGATACAGTAACCATTTGCAAGCAAATGCTAACTGTATCTCTCGAGCGAAGCTCCCTTCGGTCGCTTCCATCTCGGATGGTGGGGCGCAAGAAAAAACAAATAAAATAATAAATAAAATAAGCACTAACATTTTTTCTCACTCTTTGCAAGCACCACTTCGTTTTGCTTCGCAATACTTGCAAAGGTTCCAAAAAATGTTTTGTCGTGCTATGTAAATAATAAATAAGAAAGGATAAATAAAATGAATAAAATAATTAAATTATTTAAAGAAATTGAAAGTAAACATGATACGTTAAATCCTGTTTACTGGGAATTAAAGTATGCATACGAGGACTGCGCAATAAATAATTTAAATGATATTAAATATTATTTAGATAATTATATTAGTGAAGAAGATAAGATTATGTTAGCACCAAATGAGTTATGTAAGACAATTGAATATGTAGATTTTATAAGGAGTTTATTTAATGTTTAAATTTATTTGTTTTATTATTTGTTCTATTATTTGCTTAGTATTAATGTGGTATTTCACAGTGCAAAGTTATATAACAAGCACTTGCACTTTAATAGATTAAGCTAATGCATCTCCACCTTGACTGAACCTGAATTTATGATGAAGGGAAAAGCAAAAAACTTCGTTGTGTTTCTCAGCTTATCATAAATTCAGAACCCGTCAAGGTAGTATGCAAAAAAGATAATATTACTTTTCTTTGTTTCGTCAAAGAAAAAGTAACAAAAGAAAGACGAAAAAAAAAAAAAATTTAAAGGGCGATTATTAACTTTTGTTAAGAACGCAAGACCTAAAACGATTGTAAATTTTTGTAACATTATATCCATTATATAGTGTATATTTTAACATAATGATTGACATTTATTTTTAATTGTAGTAATATTGATAATGTAAATAAGAAACGTTGCCCGAACGATAGACGGCGAAAGGTGGAAAATA